ACACTTGAGTATTTTTATAATTAAATGCTTCTTTGGCTTGATCGTAATTAGAACAATCAAAATTTTTTAAAGGGTTTATGTGATCAATGTCCCATAGTTTTCCTTTATTGTCCCAAGTCATTCCATCTCTAAAATTACTCTCTAAATAGTTTTTATAAAAATCTATTGAACAACCAAGTAATTCAGTTGCCTTAGTTTCTTTATAATTCTTTCTAATTGCATTTGAAATTATTCCTCTATAATTGTGTTCAAGTTTAAAAGAATCGTTGTTATGTCGTCTCTTTTTATTAATTTGAACCATTTTTTTTGAGAAGTATTTCAAATTATTTTTTCTGTATTCTGTACTAACTTCTTTTATTCTTGTTTTATTGTTATCTCTCCAAAGTTTTCTAATATTTTTATCACACTCAATACAAGATGGACGAAGGCCGTCAAAACTTTGAGAGTTTTTATAAAAACATTTATTCTCTAAAGAACGATTACATTTAGAACAAATTTTCATATTAAATTTTCCTGATTTTTCTCTATCTCTGGTAGTGAGACTTTGAATGTATTCATTAGCCCTCTAAAAATTCTGGTATTGAATTTTATTTAGAGAGCTTTTTGATAATTAAATTGTGTATAAAAAAAGAGCATTTTGCAATAAAAAATTATTTGAGAGTTTTCATTCTTTCATTGAGCATTTCTCGATACTCATCTGTAGTCATTGGTCTTTTAACTTCAGACTTTGCTGGGCTTGCCACTTGTGAAGGTGTTTTGATACCTTGCATTTGTTTAGACTTAATCATTTTTAAATCATGCTGTCTTATTTTCTTTGCAACATCTGCCCCGAATAATTCTAATAATTGTTCAGGAGTTGCATTGGCGGAAAGAGTTTTAATAAGCTCTAAATTCTCTCTCTTCACTTCATTCGCTAAATCACTCGGAGTTAATTCTAAGCCAAGAGATAAATTCTTTTGAAGTAGTGAAGCCATTCTCTGAGCATTTTGCGGAGTCTTAGGAAGTCCAGACTTCTCAAGTCCCTCAATAATTAAGTTTTGATAATATTGCTCATATTTTTGCTGTTCTGCTGTCTCAGCTTCGAGCTTTCTTTGCTCTTCAGCTTGCTTTTTTTCAGCTCGATACTGTTCAAGCTCTGCCATTGCGTTTTTATATTCTTTTTCCTCAGGACTCATATTCTCTTCAATGAGTTGCTCGTAAAGGTATTTCTCAATAATTTCTCTACCTTTTGGACCCATCTTTTTAGCTAATGCAATGGGATCCTGTTCAAGCTGCTGCATAATCTCAAAGTTCTTTTTCTTAATTTCAGCAGCTTCAGCCATCCTTTTTTTTGCAGCTCTAGCTAGTTGCAATTCTTTTTTTAATGACTCTTCGTCTGAAAGGTCAAACTCTTCCTCAAACTCTTCGCCGTCAACTTTCAGTAAAAACTTTTTCTTAAGATTATTTACAACCTCTTCAGGTTTTTCCTCGGTTTCAACTTGAGTTTCATCATTACCTAGACCAAGGTCTAGCTCTAAGTCTAGACCTTCATTGGTTGATTCTATTTCGCTTGATACTTCGCTATTTTCTACGTCTGACATGATCCCTCTTTTTTATTATGTTAAATTTGGCAATGGACTTTGTGCTGGCTTTGGCAAATTAATCCCACTAACTTTTTGTTCTAATGTAGTTTGAGGCCCAATCAAATTGGGATTTACTCCGCCACCTTGAGGCATTGCTTGAGCTTGTGGTGGAGGTTGTGGAGCTTGATAAAAGCTAGTTTGTTTCAACATAGCCGCCATCTCTGGGGTCATTTGTTGAGCGATGTTAATGTGATCTTGAATGTGATCTAAAACCTTTTGAAGGAGCTCAGGCTTAGTTCGCACTTCAATATTATTAGCAACACATGAATGCTCTAATACATGAACAGCGTGGTCATCTGTTAAGATTGCAATAACGTCCTGACCCTGCATGAGAGCTTCATTTTCTGACTTTGTTAAATGCTGTCTAGATCTATCATATTCATAAAGAGGCTCAAGGTTTCCAGTTGTTACAACACCCAAATATTGCTCTGGAGTTTTGATCATTCCAGGCGTTGCTAAAAGTTGATTAGCAATCTCAACACGTCCCGCACTTGTTTTAGTAAGTGGGTTAGCTGTGTCGATAATAACTCGATTAACACCTTGTAAGTCAGAGCTTTTAAAATACTTCATGAAAGGCTGATTAGTTTTACCTGCTATAATTGCAAGTCTTGGCTCTTCAGCATAAGTCTGAAGTAGTTCTATGATTGCAGTCCCCAAGTTCTCTAACATCATCGTGTGACTTAATTGAAGACCACTAGAGAATTGAATAGATTGCTGTTGTAAAAGAGCCATGGCGGCCCCTGACATTGAAGCCGGGGCATCTCCTCTTGAGATAGAACTTACACCTGATAAGAGCTGCATATATTGATTTAATGTTTCGGTGAAGTTAAAAACCTCTGGAGCTGTTTTTAAAAGATCTAGGGGAGCAAGAGGCCCAAGCTTTGGATCAAACTCTATGACATTCATACCGCCCGAAACTTGCGTAACTTTAATCCCCGACCCTTTGGGCATTTGGAAGTTCTGCACCGCATTGGCAGCTTGATTGGTTAAAATAGCCGAGAAAGTCGAATCAATTGCATCTTGCAGAGGTAAAAGATCAAACATATTTGAATGACCGAAGGCAAAATCTTGCTGAAGAGTGGTGCTAATAGCAAACAAGTAAGGTTTTTTATAAGGGAGTGGCCCATCAAAGAGTGTGATATCTTTGTCTAAACAGATCACCAAGCGGCCTTCTGGTAAAGCTGGAGTCTTAGCATGATAAAGAGTGTATACTGGAATTAAATCACTCTCTGAAGTCATTAAACGGTTTTGAACTGGATTAAGTTCATACTCAAAATTATTTCTTTCGTCTTCCGAAAGATTCACAATTTTATCGGCTAAATCTTTATAACTTGCAGCCAGATCAAATTTATTTACAAACTTGCGAACAATAAACCAATCATGGTTTGCATCTCTTTTGTAAATATCTCGGCAAACATCTATCATTGAGTAAGTGTTGACATCAACATCGCCTGCAAAGATTGGATTTTGATTTTCATCGTAGGCTATAACATCGCCCTTAGTAACGTCCCAATCAACAACCACCCAGCCTTCTCTTAAGAAAAGAGCAAGTTCAGTCGCCTTGTTACACTTAACCTCAATGCCTTGCTCACGCATATAATAATCAAGTAAGCCTTCGCCAAGTTCTGCACTTGTTTGAGATTCAAGATCTGAGTTGATTGCACGGCAAGACCAAGCTGGTCTTGAGCTTGTGATCATGACGTGCAAATTGCGAAGGATTGAAGCGTAGTTATTTACATGAATTGCTTTTAGAGATTGATCAACGTCCTTTATATCAGGAGCCCCATAATAACATTGATAAGATTTTCTTAAGACTCGTAACATTCCACTTTGAAGGAGATACTTTTTATAGTCTCCCCATTTAGCTATAATTTCAGATGAAATATTCTCGTTAGTTTCTGCCGCCCAATAAGTATTTGCCATTTAAAAAATCCTCCATAATTTATCTTAAAATTGATTCTAGTGCAGAATAAGATTCATTTTCGTATTCTATCAAAATTTCATTTGGCCCAACCCTCACAGGAATTGGGTTAGTGAATACGTCCACATTTCTAATCAAATACATGATAGCGGCGACCCCGTCGAAATGTCCAAGAGTTTTTGATTTGCCCCAGGCTGACCGTGACTCGTTCCAAAATCCAAATTTTAGAGAGTCTAACAAGAGCGGGCATTCTTCAGATATTTCAATTCTATCATCTTTAAACCAGATCCTCATCTCGTTAACCATTGCCTCTAAACTATCTTTTGACGTAGGAATAAAATGACAGTCGTGAATGTAACCTAAGTCCTGAAGCAATAAGAGATTATTATTGTCTGAGATTCTCCGCACTTCATTTTCTAAATTACTCCAGAGCTCTTTTTCAATTTGTTTAACATTTTCAGCAATGAGGGGAGTGGTCATTTGAGGCCCATTGATAATAAACTCTCGCTCAATGCAAAGCTTAGCCCTAAGAAAGTCATAATATCCAAAAATAATAAAAGTTAGATCTTTGGTGCCAATGTCCATTGATACATATTTTTGAAAGTATTTATATTTATCATTTTTGTTTATTCCAAAAGACATGTTTGCCGCTTCAGGAATGATTGAATAATCAGAATCAACTATTATTTGATTCATATATTCTCTGAGCCAAGCCGTCGAATTTTCGCCCCCCGCCTCTTTACAGAATTCATTTATTAAATTTTTGTCGTAGTTACCGTCTCGAATTGTGTAACTATAATAAGAATTTTCTACTTTAGTTTTTTGAATGAAATCTACAAACTCATGACTCGGAGAGATGGGGGAGCTTGATGCCATAATCAAACGAGAGTCTTTTACTGATAAGAGCTGGGGCATTAGCACCGAG